AGTGCGTTCGATGTCGCCGGCATCATTTGTATCGACTGGGCGCAATTCCACGCCGAGTGAGGGCGCTACAGATTGGATGGCAGCAAATTGGCCAATACCGGCACGGTTGCCGGAATCCCGCAGAACAGCCGCTCGCGCCAAGTGTGGCACGATCTCCTTGAGGAGTTCGAGCCATTTCCCGCTAAAGCTATATTCGTAGAGCATGAAGCCGGTTACGTTGCTGCCTGGCCGAGCCAGACTATCGACAAAGCCGCCACCGACGGGATCGGCGACGTTCACGAATACGATCGGCACAGTGCGCGTGACGCGTTTCAACGCTGCAACACTTAGGCTACCACTCGCCAGGAAAACGTCCGGTCCAAGCGCGACCAAGTCCGCCGCGTATTTGCGATCGAGGTCTTCATCGTTTTGGCCCCAGCGGGTATCAATCCGCACCTGACGGCCGACGGCCCACCCTAATTGTTGCAAGGCTTGGTTGAATGCGGCGACGCCAGCTTGACCATCTGGATCGTCAGGGGTCGTGTTCAAAAGCACTCCGATCCGATGCATCTGCTCGGTTTGCTGAGCACGCGCTGCAACGGGCCACGCCGCCACCACACAGCTGAGAAGCGATATGAACTCTCGTCGCCTCATTGCAGTCTCCCAAAGCTAGAAGACGAGACATGGTACCGTGTCAAACAAGCACACCGGAAGGGGTCGGATGTGACGCAAGGCAATGTCCGCTTTGGGTCATAAGCGGACATTTCGCACTGCAATCGCCATGTCCGCTCTACCCCTAAAAGCGGAACGTCCGGCACCGGCCTGGGCGCGAAGGTTTTCTTCGCGAAAAGCGGCTTTCATGCTGCCGTCCGCGGCCACGCTCACGATGTCATACCGCCGCCTCAAGTGCGCGACCGCGATCATCGCCGGTCGCGACGACAAGATCGTCGACAGCGAGCAGGCGGTGCGCTGCAAAAAGTGATGCCAAACGCCGCCGTGACGCTCGTGCCCGAGGTTGGGCACATGGTGCATTATTTCGTGGCAGACCAAATTGTGAGGATTGCGGACGTGGCGCAGCTCGATTCCCAAATTCGGGTAACGAATAGGTGCTGAAAATTTTCTCTTATCCCGGCCCTGATAGTACCAGCGCTGTTTCGTAAGCCGACCAGCGATCACGTGGGGCGTTAGCTTCTTTTTGTATGTGTCGCCGTAACGGCTACGCAGCGGGGCGCCAGCGTGGCTGACCAGCGTCACCATTCCATCCTCATAAGTGTATTGGCCTTCCTCAACCTGTCCGGATGGGTCTCTGTCGGTCCGAACATCTGGACGACTACTCTGTTTATTTGCATCAGACGATTCCTATGTCGGGATAGATCAGGGGCCGGCGGAAACTGTCGTAAATAGCTTTCGTCGATGAATGGCGCAGCATCATGATTGCATATCGAGTTGCACTCATGAGGTCGTCGCCCTCCTTGAAAACTTTCCCATCCTTGCGGTGATAGAGCCGAAACTCCTCCCACCAATCGTTGAGGTGTTTGAAAACTTTGAATCGGCCGGTCTGCATTCGTGTGAGCATGTCCATGAGGCCAGCCTCGACTGACACGCTCCCGTCCTCGAACTGCGCGTGCTCATGCAGCATGTTCAGGCCCTGCGCCGTGTATTGTTGTGCGAGTGCGATGCCCGCGCCTTCCAGCGTTTCGCGTCTGCCGTCCCGCGGCCAGGCCCACGGTAATTCCTTGCCCCAGGAGCGAATAGCGGCGGCATGGATGACGGGCGTTGCTTCCTTCAGGCGATGGATCTTGCTGACATAAACAACGTCAGCATCGCGATCCCATACCAACTCCACGGCAGCGAATGGGTGGTCCCAGCCAAAGTCCATGCCGCCGATCCTCGGCCAATGCGGCGGGAAATCGCGGTTATCGATGGCGATCTTGGATTCCTCGATCGGAAATATCCGACCCGAGCCGAGGACGGGGATACCCTTGGTGCGGGCTTCCAGTTCGTGCGGCGGGTAGCTTGCAATAAGTCATCGTCGCTATAATGGTCAACGTCATCAATGGTCATCACGACCTTGTGGCGGTCGTCGGACTTCTCGTGCAGAAATCGCTTCACCACTGAGGAGACGCCCAAGAGCGGCGTGAACGTCATCCAGACGGGATTGGCGCCGACGTTGGTGCGCGTCAGTCCCTCCACGTAGATGTCGATTGGCGGCTCTTCGTCGAACCAGACAAAGTCCAGGGTCTCGCCCTGAAATTTCTCGCGGCCGGAGGCGTAGGTCTTGAGGCCGATTATGGATTGACCACCGGAGACGTGCTCGACCTTGATCGTATCGAGCAGGTCGGGCGTGCCGCGAGCTGATACGCAGTCGCGCAGCGCATCCTTGGGAATCGCGCCTGTGCCTGCCTGGCCGGGACGACCGACCAACACACGCTGCACAGTATCGCGAACCACTTCGCCGGTTATGCCACAGACCCAGCCCACGACAGGGCGTTCAAACCGTCGCCCCTTCCACCAATCAGGATACCGGCCAGTGGCGTGCATTGCTACTTCGTTGCCACCGGCCAGTGTCTTGCCGAGCTGGTTCCCCGCCATGAGCAGGCGCTCCCGTGCTGTGGCGCCTGCATCGTGGAATTCAATCTGTTTTTTATAGGGCCGATAGTAAGCCAGCCGATTTTCAGTTAAGCGTCTGGTCTTTTCCGCTGTCAGCGCTCGCAGCAAGGCCTCTCGCGATTCGCTGTCTGGCGTATTCGAGGAGGAGATCAAGTTCGTCATCTGGAATATCCTTGAGCCGATTGTCGGTTATTTCGAATTCTTTTGGTAATAGAGACGCCACAACCCGCAGGTATTCGACGGGACGCTCAACGCGAGCGATCTTCACGGCCTCTTCTCCGTGTTGCTCGAAGTCCTTTGCGATGGCTTCAAGCAGCGCCGTGCAGATCCTGTCGCGAGAACCTTTCCTGCGGCCGCCCGTTTTTGTACGGGGATCGCCAGGTTTGAACTGCGTTTCACTACTCATTTGTTTTTCCTATTTAGTTCACCATGAAAGTCCGTCTCTCGTAACCGAGTAACAGCTCACGCTCGGCTTTGCCGACTAACGGTTCTGTTTCAAACATAAAAATCCTTCAATAAAAGACCCGCCGAAGCGGGGGGTGGTGAACATTGCGCCTCTCGGCCTCGGGAGTCATGCTCTGATACGTTGTCAAATAATCCTCAGCGCAAAAATTGGAAATCATGCACTTCACCAAAGACCAGGATGAAAACGAATTCTTTGCCGACCTGCGCACTCTCCCGGACCGTCTGGTGGGGCTTCTTGCTCCTATCATTGTCGACCGGCGGCTAACGGCGGCTCTCAAACAAAGAATGGTGGATTCTAAAATCTCCGGCGGTAATACGATTTTTGCAGAGCTGTTCGGAGAAAATGGAGAGTTAGGCGATATGGGTTCGCGCGCCAAGCTTGGGTTGGCTTGCGGACTATTTGGTGCCTCAACTTATGCCGATCTTCGCTTGATAATTAAAATCCGAAATGCTTTTGCTCATAAACTAGAAACTCCAGACTTCAATGCGATACGCGTGAAGGACTGGGCTCTTGAACTATCTATTGTTGAGCGGTTTCCGATCCATAACCCATTAAGCGGCTCTTACACTGGAGACATAAAAAGCCCGGATGATTTGTGGGTCGCGTTTCTGCATGCAACGCCCAAGAGTGACGTTACTAAGCCTCGGGACCGCTTTATCAGAGCAATAGAACTTCTTGGCGGCCTTTTGCTAAGAGAAGAAATGTTTCCCAATCCAACGCCGCTCAATCCCCGTTTCTAACAGACATCATTGCTGTCCAGATGCGAAGGACAATCTCGTCCGGCTCATCATAACGTCGGTCATAGGAGCAAAATTCTTTTACGCCAGCTTGCGTCATTTTGGACGTAATTTCAGCGCCTTCCGCCAAAGTCGGTCTATCAAATTCAGGTCCAGCCATGTTAAGCATTGCCTCCTTCAATCAATTCCAGGCGGGCGGCCTGGTTGTTTCGGAGAGGTATCGTCGGTCATTACGCAACCTCCAGCTCAGGAAGGAAGCCGCGTTCCTTCAGATCCCTGAGAAGCGCCCGACGACAGACATAGCTTATCGAGCAGAGATCTTTTTGAGCCACATCCCGCGTCGCTGATGCCATTTCCACCGGCACAGCAAACGCGATGATGCGCTTGTTGTGACTTTCATCGTTATTGGTCATTTCAATTCTCCATTCAGGCCGCAACTGCGGCGATCGGTTCGTAACTGCGCCAGGCCCTGATGCGGGACCGGCGTCTTGGTTTTTTTAACAACTTACGGCGATTGCGTTTCGCCTTTTCAGCTTGGCCAATCTCCACTAAATGAAAGCGATGATGTTGATTGCCGTAGAGCCAGTGAGTCGTTTCGCTGAAGATCTTGCGGTCTTCCTCGATGCGCTCCTGCCTTCGCACGAGCCACAGCGCGTACTGCCTGCGCTCCATGTGGGCGAAACGCTGTATGTTGCGAACTTCGGCCTGCGCCGCCAAATATTCGACAACGCCCAAAGACGGAGCATTACCCCGTATAGACTCAGGGACCTTGTTGATGTGCGCCTCAGGCGTCGGGTTTTTCTTCAGGTACTCGTGCAGCGGCAGTGGCGTGACACCGCCTTCGCCGCTGCGAATCTTAAAACGTGACTTTGGGATCTTTCGGCCACCATTGCGCCTCGGGTTCTCGTCAACGCCGAAACATTCACGCAACACGCCGAGATTGCGGCCGATGTTTATGAGGCGTCGAGAGAGGCGCTGTTGTACATACGCCGCGGTGTCGAACCTGTATGCCCGGGCCTGGTCTTCGGCGTATTGCTTCCGCGAGATCGGCCAGCGAACACCAGAGGCTTCCACTTGCGGACGGTGCTTTCTGATGTACGCGTAATCAGCGTCGGTTACTTTGCCGCCACCGCCGTCACATTCCCGCACCTCCCTGTCCCAGCATGCGGGTTCCACCCTTGCCTGCCCCGACCATTCAGGGTCGTAATCCTCGCTGTAGCCGCTCTCGATCGTCGAACTAAAGGCCTGACGCTTCCTGCGCTCGGTCATTGCCTCTTGAGCAACAGCAATCTTGTCGATCAGTTTCTGAGCCTTGGGATCGGCCAATAGCTCGGCGGCCGCCTTAGGCGACCAAAGAACGCCAGGTTTTTTGATCGCGAAGGCTATCCATTCCGGCTTGTCGTAAGGCCGATTGTAAATGCGCCGGTCAATACGCGTTTCACCGGTAATGCCGTTCTGCCAAAAGCTCTTGGCTTCCTCTCTGATGGCCTTCTCGATGTAGTGCTTGGCGTAGGCGTACAGACGGTTGTTTCGTCCAGGATTGAAGCGGTGCAAAGCCTCCAGAAAACCGACGGCGCCAGCTGCGACCAGATCGCCGAAATATGGGCTGCTATCAATCTTGAGCCTGGGGTCAGAAACAGACTTCCTCGCAATCTTCAAGATCGTTCGATGAAACCTCTTCAGAAGCCATTCTTTGGAAGGTCCATGACCAGCCTTGGCACGACGAATGAGGTCCGCCTCCTCCATTCCGTCCAGGATCGGACCGTTATCGCGAAAGACAACGAGATTGCTGGGCGTCGGACTGCCGCGTCTCGGCAGCTCATCAATCAGGCGATCGAACGTTTCCGGTCTTTCGACCTCGTCATCGAGACCGCGCTCACCATCAAGGACATCGGGCAGCCTTGCAGGACGCCGCTGCTCGGCCACGCCCATAACCGGACGATCAACTGCTTTGCGTCGCCTGTTGGTCCTTCGATGCACCGGTGGCAATTCACCGGTTTTATGAAATCGTTCTAGGTCTTCCCAAGAAAGCGAACGACAGGATAATTCCCCGTCGCCGCAAGGCCGCCAACTCCTGGCAGCCGTGAGTATATCTTCCATGTATGATCCAAACTTAGCCCGGTCTCGCGATTGCTCATTGCTTTCGCAGGCCGGGCTATTTTTTTTCCCAGCCACCGGGCTTTATTCGCCGCGTTGGTCGCGGCCCCCACTCACGCGTTACTTCTCTCCCCTCACTACAGATATACGCACCGCATTCATGTTTCGTTCTGGTTTTTTATAAGAACGTTGAAGGTGTGACGTTTCAGACTCAGGTCCTCCAAAAGAATTGGAATTCGGTTGGACTGTGCAAGCGAGGGTGGATGGGACCCATATTCTTGAAAATATGGGACCCATTTTCTGGACCCACCCGGGGGGTCTGGCGCCTGGGCGGCGTAGGACGAATTGAATTTGATTTTGAATCATGACCTAGGCGACCTTGGTTTGACGCATGGGCGGAGCTGTACGGGGTTTTCTTGCGCGTACAAAGCGACAGCCACCGTCTATCTCGAGTCGTGCAGCCTCACCGATCGAGCGAATACGCAGACACAGCGTGTCATTGCGGTACGCCTCGAGAGGAGTCGAAGGATCATGGCCGGCGTCAACCAGCGTCCGGCACAGCGCCAGCAACGGTGAGCTGGTGTGCATCACGAAGCCACAGGCTAATGCTCTGTCGTCACCCTTGAGCTCGGCTCGGATCGGATTATTCATGGTCCAAAAGTCTCTGATAATCGGCTTTTGCATCTGATTGTCCGGTTTTAAATCGTTGAACTGACTCACGTTTTAGATTCGTGTTGCTGCCGTGTTGCTCGCAGCGCCCACAGAGCTGCACGACCGCGACCGAAACGATTGCGTGCAATGATCACCGCAACTCGCCGCAGTGCACATCGTGCAAGATCGTATTGCCTGGATCTGAATCGTCGCTGGCGTGGATAACAGCGCTCCAGAACATCGCGCACCGTAATCGGCTTGCCATCGCTGATGATAAATCCACGAAGCACGGCATGGCGAACGCGGCCAATCCTGGACTTGGCCCCAATAACAAAGCCGCGACCCTTACGTGAGGTCGTCAGCACCGTCTTCAGCACTGGCTCCCCCACCCGCTCTGGTAGGTGAAGTAGGTGAAGTAGGTGATTTTCTCTTTCTTATATTTCACTCTCTTTCCTCCTTTGTTCTAGTTTGTGGATGGTAAGGGGGAGAAAAGTGTGTAGTGGAAGGAAGTGCTGGATCACATACTTCACATACTTCACATACTTCCCCTTCCCTTATCGCATGAGGTCCTGTGCTGCCACGTGCCTTTCGCGCTCGTTGAGGTCCTGTTTGGCGTAGATGACCTGCCGTCTGTTGCCGATTTTCCATTGGCCATCTTTTGCACCGTCATTGCGGACCGGGCGATAGCCGCAGGCCTCCATGCGGTGCGGTATCTTTCTGGAGTTCTTGCGATCAGCCAGCCATTCGGAAAATTCGGCGCTGTTGGTGTGGTTCTTAATCTGGGTGAGTGTTACTGCCTTCGGGTTACCCATTACATCAAGCGCGTCCGCGAACTCGGAATCTTCCGGTGATCGGGAAGCATCTACGATCTCCCAGAAGGCCGGCGTTTTGGCCGGCGGCGCTTTGGGGTTGAACGCAGAGATGTCGAGATTTGCGAGATAGTGCGCTACGGCCTCATTCCCGCCAGTCTCATACCAGCCGTACAGCCTGTTCCAGTATTCCTCGGTGAAATCGTCCTTGGTTAGATCGCTCCATGCCACGAAGTGCCGTCTATCATCTGCAGGCAGATAAATGCCGTTCACCTTGTCGTTCGCGGTAATTATCACCCCGGTCACGTTCGGCACTGAATGTTCGCGCAGGTGCTTCTCATCCACCCGCAACACATCCGGCGGCGCGGCGATGTATGCCTTCATATGGTCGTAAAGGGCGTAGCGATCGTAATCGCCAACGTCGCGCGCTTCGCTGATGCGGAGAACCACCGACTTGAGGAAGCTATTGAAGCGCCCCAAGACCTGCATCGGATTGACCTCGGAAAAATTCCAAGGCCCGACCGCGGCCTTTATCGGCTCAAGCAATGTATCTTTGCCGATGCCCTGCGCGCCGAGAAAAACGAGCGCATGATTGATTTTTTCCCACGGTCGTTGCACTCGATGGGCAAACCAGGGGACGATCTGCGTCTCTGCATGGTGGGGATATAATTTGTGGATATGGTCAAGCCATAGCGATACGTCGCCGCTTTTTGGCACAATCGAAGGCGGTCGATAGAGATTGAATACCGTGCAATCCGGGGCATCAATCCAGCCGCCATCGCTTATGATCTTGCCGGGAATAAGCATTGGCTTGCCCGGCACCCATGTCGCCTGTTCAACCGCGGCGTTTTTGTCCAGCCACTCGCTGGCTTTTTTATCGCCGATCAGGTCGATCCTGGCATTGACGCTGGACGCTGGCCACGTCTCGCGTGTCGGCTTGAAGATGTAGTTGTGCATCGGCATGTAGGCGACGAAATCCTCTAGCCGCAGGTCGGGTTTTTGGTCCTGCCCGGCGCTATCGACCAGGCGAACGATATTTTCCTTGCTCATGACGCCCTCACAGTACGCAGGGCGCTATGGGCTATTTGTCTAGCTTCGGCGGGCAGGAGTCCGGTTCGCCCGGCAGCTTCAACAACAATGCCAACCATGTCGTTACGGCTGACCTGTCCACTGCAAACGTGCTCGGCTAACCGACACGCAGCCCAAAATGTCGCGGTATTGCGCTCGCCTTCTTTTGCGCGAAGGATGACGCGGATAATAGGTTCCAGGTCCTTATCGGACCGCCGGTAGGAGCGTGCAAAAGGCACAATGCGGGC